TAGTTTGTGCTGGAATTGTATATTTAGAAATATTACCATTCCAACTATCATTATCAAATAATCCTACTTCACAACTTGCAATATCAATTGTTCCATCACCATTATCAGTTAAGAGTGGTACTGTTCCAATTACACCTGTACTTAATGGTTTATCTAATTCAGTTTGTAAACCAGTTATAGCACTTATTGGATGACCATCTGCAACATCTCGTCCTAGAATATCATTATGATATACTACACTTCCACTTGCTCCACCAACTCCAGTGGCACTAATTTGTCTAAAATCAACATATGTTGAACCATCTGCTAAATTTTCTAAATCAGTATTACGTTTAACAATTATTGAATATAAAAACTTCAATTCTGGACTAGGTAATCCACCCAATTGAATATTATATAATTCAGTTTCTATATTATTTCTTGCGTTAGTTCTTGAACTATATGCACCTTGTCCAATTACTTTTACAACTGGATATTTACTATCATTAGTTAATAAGAAGTGCATAATGATATAATCAGTTTGACTACCCGAAGTTGTTAATTTCCATTCAGTACCATCAAATTCATTCCATTGCGTTTTTGTTGTATTATCTCGACTAGGTGAATATGCTACTCTATTATCAGGTGTAGTCCATAACCAATGACCGTCAGTTCCTTCTCTATAAATAAAAGGGTGGTCAGTTTGTAATCCTGTATACATTTGCAAATCTTCATCCCAAGCTTTACCGCTAGTTGTATGAGTATAAGTTTCTTGACCGTCTACTAATCCAACTATATCAATACCATTTTCATAAGCACAACCTATTGTTAAGTGAGCATATTCGTGAGTAATGCCTGACATTGATTTACCGTGTCTTTCATCTGCAAACAATTTATAACCACCTAAACCATCTGAATATACTATACTTACGATTGTATTATGTACGATAGCTTCGTGAATACTTGTTGCCATTATTAAAGTATCACCATCATAAACACAAATTTGTTTTCCTTCCTCTATATTTGCTTGAACTGTATCGGCACTTGTTTTAATTCTTTTTAAACCAGCGTTCCAATAATGAAAAAATGTTTTACCACTTGCAATATCAGGTCTAATACACCAAGTTCTATCCGCTAATGATGTTATACCATCACCAAAATGAGTTGCTGTTGAATGTTCTGTATGATTACCAAGTCTATCAATTCTACGATAAACACCACTTGATGCATTTTCACAGAATTCAAGAATTGGAAATGAATCTAAGTCTTCTCTATCAAAACCAGATGGCTCTGTATCAGCAAGATGATTAGTTATAATTGGTTCAATAGGAGTTCTATTTACAATATCATCTACATATTTTTTATTAGACGTATCATAATCGTTAATTGGCTCTGAATTAGGTGTTAATGGAAATTCTAAAAACGATTTAACGCCATCAATATTTTGTGATTTGTCATCAATATGTCCATATGTTTTACCAGTATCGGCTAAATCTAAACCGTTTAAAGAATTATGTTCGATGTTTGTTATATCAACACTTCCACTTAAATCATATAGTTCCCAAGATGAACCAGTCCAACGATATAATTCACTCGTACTAGTTTTATACCAAAAGTCGCCAATAACAGTTCCCGTTGGTGCAGTTTCTTGGTTAAAAGATTTAATATCTTTTTCTTCCATTAGATTTACTCCAAATTGCCTAACAGGGTTATCAATTGCAGCGGTTATCTCATTTGCACCATTTGTCTTTATGTTAAGATTTATTAAATCTCGATAATCGTTATATGTCATATTATTTTAATTCTATTTCGTATGTTACTGAACTACCATCAATATCCACAGACATTGAAGCTGTTTCTAAGTCATCGTTAAGCAACTCATTATTTATGTTATTGTAAATAATAGTCTTATCAAGTGATGAACCTAAATAATTTTGAATAGCTGCACCCACTAAAGGATATTGTCTAATCTCACCTTTCTCAACAGTAATAATAGTTTTTGATTGTTGCAATTCTGAATTTTCGATTACAAAATCACCATTCTGAATTTTTAGACTAAAATCATCATTCATTGAAAAATCTAACTTCGCCATAATTTTTATTTCTTTGATTTATTAAATATACGTTAAACGGATACGGATATATCCAAGTCAATAGTGGTTACATTTGACTCTATTGGTACTCTCCCAGCACTATTATCTTCAATTATAAATTCAAAATCCATTTGACTAACCTTAATCGGACCTTCATTTATAGCAAAAGATGTCCTAGTTCTTTGTACTTGATACAACCTATACGCAGTATCATCGTCCAATTGATACGATGTTATACCGGATAATTGCAAATATATATCATCTAAAATGCTTAAATACTCTAAATTCTTATCTTTTAATTCAGAATCACTATAAAACGTATTCGTAATATCTATTCCGATAAATAATGTTACCGTTCCAACCCAATTTTGGATACCACCAATTCGATTACCTTGAGCATTCTCGAAATCATTAATCAATATCAATACTCGTGGATTAGCTCGACCATCGCTGTCACCTGTATTTTGTGTTTCAAATTGATTGAAAAATAAATCCACAGATTTAATACCGTCAACATTTTCTGTTAAATAGGTTTCAAAGAATTTATATGTTTTTGCAATTAATCCCATAATAATCTTAAATTTTTTTAGTAATTTTATTAAATTTTACATCTACTTTTTTCATTAACATATCATCATTGACAGTTAAATAATTCTTAGCAGGTATTGTTATATGTGTTTTTTTAGTAAGTGCAATTGCCTTATAAACAGGTAATTGATATTCCTTATATAACGCCCACATTTTTCTCCGCATTCTATCTGTAATTCTAATACGACCTCCGTAGTTTTGAATTGCCGCATATGGTAAATTAGAACTTATTACTGCTTTTAAAGGGTGTTTTTTTATTCGCCAAGAGCGACTTAATGCGCCTGTTTTTTTAGATGGTTTTAAATTCTCAATAATCTCTTTCTTATATTCGTGTGCAGCTATGATAGGTATCTTAGTGAATGACCGTTTGATATCTTTAATTAGCTTATTTAAACCTACTATTTTAACTCCCATATTTAGCTTCTATAAATTGTTTTATAATATTTAAATTGACATTTGAATAATTAGCACCTTTTTGAATTATATATTTCTTTTTAGTTATAGCTATGTATCGCCACATCTTATTTTTGGTTTTATAATACATATGCCAAGCAAAGTTTCTCATTTTACGTGTAATCTCGATACGCCCGCCCTTATCTCTAATCCTGGCATATGGTAAATCGGAATAAACAGATGATTTAGTCGGATTATACAATTCAAATTTCCAAGATGCTCTTAACCTACCTGACTTTGAAAATTTAGAAATATTCTTAGTCAATAAACTATGATATACTCGACTTGCATCTTTGATAACACTTAACGTATTATTAGACACCATATCAGATAATCCTTTTATAGGTATAGTATATGTTGACGCTTTACTCATCCTTTAAATTCAAATTTATATCATACCTATCTCCTTTACCTTTCGCAAGTTTCAATTCTTGTTTAAAATCATTAAACTCCTCATCTTTCTCAATAAACTCTAACCCAGTACCATATCTCTTTTCAAAATATGCAATGTCTTTTACTTTGAAATTGTCAATTAAGAATCTATCAATCTCTAATTTCTCTTCAACAGTGATTATTTCAGGTTCATTAAATTTAAACTCAATACCTTTTGTATTTATAAATCCTAAATGCTTTAAAACAGGTATTAATTGATAGTTAATAACATTTTCAATAAATGTAATGTCTGACTTTGTGTATAAATGTGAACCTCGTTCGTGAACTTCAGATTGACTTCTTGAACTACCTGAATCAGTTATCATTGTACCACCCAAAATCTTTTTTGATATTTCGTCATTTATAAATGTTTCAAAATCTTTATACATTGCAGATGATGATGCATTCACGCTTGACTCTTGAAATTCAATTTCAGTTTGACTATTTTTAACCAAATATCCTGACCTTCCTAAATCTTTTAAGTAATTCATAACACCTGCTAATTCAACAGGATCTTGTGAATCAGTCGTAGCTATTCTAATTGGTTGTCCAAATATCTCTACGTGCTGACCCCAATTTAGTAACACCTCTGTTTTAAATAATACTAACTTTGATATTGATAAATACTCACCTAGATTTCGACTATCATAATTATTATTAACATCTACAAGTGTTTTTGCATATGCAGGTGCTGAATAATCTATATCACCATACTGAGCGTTTGACCAATACTTAATTTGTTTAAATTCTGGAATAACATTTTCACGTGGTATTAGAGTTGATTTTAATTCACCTTTAATAGTCGATATTTCAACTAATGAATTACCGTAAAACATCGCATCTAATGCGTAATCTAAGAATTTTACAAACCACATTTGATTAAATAAAGCGGTTAATTTGTCGTCAACTGAATTATTAGATTTAATTAATGAAAAGTCTAACCCAGTAACTCTCGTTTTACGATGTTTAACAACTGAATTTAAGTGCGAGTCATCTTTAATATCAAAATATAACTCTAGTAAATCTGTTCGGTTCGGATACTCAACTGATTGTGCATTATCTTTAGCTAACTTATATGTAGCTAATGTATTTTTCATTACAAGATGTTGATCCTGTGCAGTCTTAAACACAAAAGATTTTTTACTAGCATCAGAATATTCTTTTTTTTGTAAATCTTTATTTATCATTGTGTTAATCTATATTATCAATATTTGTAAATTGCGATTCCGAAGCACCTTGAAATATAGTAGTAGCTTCCAATTTTGGGTCTAATACAGGTAAATCAGGTGATATTATACCTTTTGATACATCTTTTAACCAGGTTGTATTCTTATCACACCTCTCTTGCATTGAATCGGGTATTTCGTTTGAATTGGTTCGTTCCCAAAGCATACACATCATCATATCTGTTGCGATGCGTCGGATAATAGGAGAACGCTTAATACCTTTTTGATTGAATATAAATTCAACATCATATCTCCCTTTTAAGTATGATTTTATTTCATCTATTGCGAATGATTCAAGTTCGTTTAATATGTAATCATTATCTTCGGATACATCGTTAACCAATGATTGAAACTTTCTTATTTTTAATTCTTCAATTGTTATGAATATCATTGTTTATTTTTTATTTGTAAAAATTACTACTTCTTTGATGATTAAAATTCTTAAATTGTTTGTTATGTTTGTCGTATGCATAATTGGCAATTGCCAAACAATCAACATAATCATCGTGTTCTCCAGGTCGATGGTGATACGTAATTAAACCTGTTTTAGTCATTGAGTATGTATAATTACTCATCTGTGTAAATTGAGATTTATTCTTTTGCAATTCAACATCACCTTTCATTATAGACATTCTAAGACCTTCTACAATCTCTTTTTTAGAACTATTACTCATAATGAATTCTTTAACATTAGAATAATATTTCTTTAAATGCTCAATTGCAGGGTCGCCAACACCATTGCTCTCAGCATATACTAGAGGTTTATATTGATTCAATACCAATCCTAAATCGTTAGCCTGTTTGGTCCAATCACCTTTGAACTCATCTACGAATACTTGCTTTTTATTAGAATCTAAAATAGTTAAAACTGTACTATCACTAGCTTTACCCCAGTCAATACCAGCATAATATTTACCTAATTTAATAGGTTTTATATTAAATTTGATTGTCGATAATCTATCAAAATCCTTAAATACATCACCACCATCTTCAATAAATTCAGCTTCATATTCTTGTTTGAATATATTATCAGGTAAACTCATTCTAGCATCATCAACTTCTTTCAAATCATAGTAAGGATTATCAGTATAATGCATTTTATGATATTCATAGTTTGTCATTGTGTCATCTAATCCAAGCGTTGCAAGCTCATAAAAACTATTTGCAGTACCTTTCGGTGTTGATGCAACGACAATCTTAGCCCCTTTTTTAGCTGCTGTGGATGGTCTTACAACTGTTGACATTAAATCAGCTTTCGTAAACGCATACTCATCTATAATTACAACTTTATTACTACTACCTCGCAATGAATCAGGTCTTTCAGCCGACTTAAATGATATTCTACTTCCTGTTTTTAGTAAAATCTCTTTAGGTGTTGAATGCTTTACATTTTCAAAAAACTGATGAAATGACTTCTTAGTAATAATATTATCAAATATAATACGTGCTTGGTCGTATGAAGGTGATATAACTAATATATTATCATTGTTAAATAATGCAAATATAAAAGCTAAATAAGATATTAAATAACTCTTACCAGACTGCCGTGACGCATTCAAAATGTGAAACTTAGCTTTTGAGTCTAAGATGTCATTTATAATAGACTTTTGCTTATATGTTAATCCTTTTATTCGTATCATTAGTCGAGTATAATATCTTCTTTATTGATAACCATTGAACTTTTTTCAATTTTGCTCTTGTACATATCTAAAACAGAATCAATTCTATTCGAGGTCATCAATTTTAGATATGCATACCTTGTTTTCTCATTTGCAAAACCTTCAAGTAAATAATTAAATAATAATGCATCTAAATTCGACTTAACCTCATTTATAGATTTAGCAAAATCAGTATCCATCTTCATAGCGTAACGAAATACGTGAACAGAAATACCTATTATTTTACAAGTATTTGATACTGACATATTTTGATTTACAAACTCTTTTATAAATTCAGTTTTTTTAACTTTAGTGAACTTTAGTATCATATATATTTAATTTTTTAACTATCATAATATCAATATATTACAGTTTTACTTTTTTCTTTTTACTACTTTCTTCTTAACAGGTTTAACTTCTTCAATAATTATAGCATCTTCAATATCTAGCCAATTTACATTTAAACGATACTCGTTAGCAGAAAGCCAAAATTTTATGTCATCTGACTTATCTTCTAAGTCTAAATACTCGTTATACTGTTTTAAGAATAATTCGTGCTGCAATTTGTTATTGTCGTTACTCTCTAATCTGTATATTTTCATCTTTTTTAAGTTTTTATTAAATGTTTCTTAATAAATATACGTTTTTATTAATTAAAATTATCAATATCCAGTAATTGCATTTTTATTTTTCGTTGCTCATCAATTAACGTATTTTTAAATATTGAAAATACAAAAGATAGTATGCTACCTTTTTCTAAATTAAATTTATCTTTCTTATCATACACCTTGATCATTGTCAATTGAAATACATCATCAAATTCGTGTATGAAATCTCTATTTGAGAAAAGGGTATTATTATTAAACTTATCTTTTAAAATAAATCTCATATTAGTATATATTAAATTAAAATCTTTATCATTACCATCATTTTTGAATCGGATAAATGCTTGATTTAATTTAACTATTCTATCTCTATTTTTAGTCATTATAATATAAAATTTTTATTTGTAAATGCTTGAGAGGTTTTTAATAAATATACATCTTTCAACACCTTTTCTTTTGAATACCCAAATTCCGTTTTTTTATTCATTAATCGTTTATACGTTTTAGTATTACTTTTAATAATGTTATCCAAG